TATTGATAACCACCAGCCAAACAACGGTCTACTGCTTTGAGGTTATACCAGAATAAAAAGGGTGATTACGTTGTGTATGACAAAGATGAAAAAGTTGTTATAATAACCCACCACAAGCATTATGCGATTGCTTACGCTAGGAGTGTAAAAGATGGCAGCAAAGAAGCTAGAAGATCAAAGCAAGTATGACGCCTACGACATGGACGGCGATGGCGTTGTCTCTGACTCTGAGATGGCTAAGGCCAAAGAGATCAGGGAGACAGAGGATGCGCTGCGTAAGCACTTAGCCCAACTGCGCATGGCTCGGTGGACTTTGATCGGCATGGGCGTCTTTACGGTTACAATGTTCTTTATACCTCTGGATCGGGTCACGGCACTGAGCGACATAAGCAATCTTTTTTATATTAGCGGCGCTGGCATTGTCGGCGCCTTCATGGGCGCAACAGCATGGATGGGGCGAAAGTAATGGGAATATTAAGCACACTGATAGGGCCAGCCACTGAGCTTGCTGGGAAGTTCATAGCGGATAAAGATCAAGCGGCGCAGTTAGCTCATGATTTAAGCACGATGGCCGATAAGCACGCTCAGGAAGCGATGCTTGCGCAGGTTGAGGTGAACAAAGCTGAAGCGGAATCTGGCTCAGTATTCAAAGGCGGATGGCGCCCGTTTATTGGGTGGGTTTGCGGCGCTGCATTTGCCTATCATTTTGTGTTGCAGCCATTCATTTTGTTTGGTGTTGCAGTCGCTGGTGTATCCATTCCAGAGCTACCATCATTTGACATGGGTAGTCTAATGACTGTCATGATGGGGATGCTTGGGCTTGGTGGTTTGAGAAGCTATGAAAAGAAACAAGGATTGACGAAATGAGGCTAATAAATGAAATCGTTGTGCATTGCACAGCAACAAACGCTAAATGGTATGCAAGCAGGTCGGCTGAAGATGTTGTTGCCGAGATCCGCCGGTGGCACACTGAGGAACGCGGCTGGTCTGATATAGGATACCATGCCATCGTGCATCGTGACGGATCAGTTGCACATGGCCGATCAGATGATCGCAAGGGCGCGCATGTTGCGGGTCGCAACTCTACAACTATAGGCGTAAGTCTAGTCGGTGGTCGTGGCGGCGTGGCTAACGGCAAGTTTGAGGATAACTTTACGCCAGAACAAGATGCGGCTTTGCGCAAGTTGATCGCAGACTACAAAGAAAAACATCCAAAGATTGACACGGTATCGGGACACAACGATTATGCAAGCAAGGCATGCCCAGGTTTTAACGTAGGAGAATGGTTAAATGGCTAAAGATGGTTTGTACTCAAATATTCACAAAAAGAAAAAACGGATAGCCTCTGGATCTGGCGAAAAAATGAGAAAGCCGGGCAGCAAGGGCGCACCAACTGCGCAGGCTTTCAAGGATAGCGAGAAGACCGCTAAGAAAAAAACCATAATGACCGGCAAGGCCTAACATGAGCAGGCCACCAGAAAGAACCGGCAACAGTGGACGCCGTGCAGCCTTCCTGCAACGCATGGGGAACATGCCTGGGCCAACAAAGAAGAAGGACGGTACAGACACGCCGCTCCTTAAATCTCTGAAGGCCTGGGGCGCATCATCGAAGAGCGAGGCCGTGGCAAAAGGCAAGAGAATTTCCATGATGAATAAAAAGAAAGACAGCGCATAAAAAGCTTGAAGCTATTTCGTGCGCTGTTATAAATCTCTAGTGGGTGGCTTTCCACTAACATACAACCATTCTATGCCACGGGGCTTGGTCGGTTTGTTGTTGGTCGCGCTCTACCAAATGCGTCACATTTTTTACAGCGGCCACCCACACGATACCTAAAATATAATCCCTACCAGCATCATTAAGCCAGCACCGCTGATGAAGCCGACAAGGGCGCCGACCAGGCCAGCTATGTGGATCTCGTGTTCTGTGAAATTACTTTTCATTGGTCATCATTTCCCCTGCTAACGCCGCATATCCGCATATGTCCAGCCATGTGTCGCTCTTGCTTGGCGATGTAAGTGTACGCTGCACCTTGCTCAGGATATACATGTTGGCAACATCCATAGGGCTAACAGCCACATCAAGATAGGCTGTCCACAGCCGAGCAATCCGCTTGAACGATTCATCCGCCGGCCCGTAATCGTCTGCCCTATCGGTGCTGATTATGCGCGCTGCTTCTTTTAGTATTTCATCTCTTGTCATTCTTAAACCTTCTTTCAATGCCGTCACGCGGCAGATTGTATTGCTTGACGGCCCGATCATAAGCGATCTCACTTATGTGCAGAACGTCCATGATTTGTGACTTGTTCAAGTCTAGCTTGAGCAGATAATTAACAGACCAAGCAGTACGGGTGATTACAATGTTTCGCTTGAGCGGCTGGCTCTTAATGTAATCCCGAGCCTTGGATGCTGACGCTAGGCGCCTGTCAATCCTTTCAATTGTATTCTTGCCGCCGCACTGTCCCTCGTTCCTTTTGGCGTTGAGCCGCATGAGCGCCCCCATCTCTGCCTCAGTAGGTTCCCGATTAAATGCGCGTTTAAATGACATGGCGTTTATTTCAACGTCTACGACTTTGACCATTATATATTGTATCCTTTTTGTCTAAGATCAGATGTGTATTGCTTCAGATCACGCTGGGCAATGTGAAGCTCATTGGCAATGCTCGGCCTTGCATCTTGACGATAACGCTCGTCTTGAAGGCGATCCACTTGGTTGCGCAGATATTGCAATATAGCCTGCTCGGCAGGAGATAGATCGCTCACCACCACCCCCATACAATGCCTGAGATCCATACGTTTGCAGCGACAAACGCGCTGATGACAATTACATAATCTTCCCAATCAGCTTTCATCTGTCATCTCCTTCAGTAACTGCTCAAAGTTTTTGCGGGTCGCGATTGCGTTTTGCAGCATGACTGCTTCCATTCCTATGTCGGCACTGGCTGATGATGATCGGACACCTTCCCCATAATATTTTTTCAATTCGTCAATGACCTTTAGTTTATTGTCAATGAAGCTGGTCTCTTTGGCAATTGCGGATTTGATTTCGTCGATTGTCATGTGGTTCTCCTTGTTTGATTGGGGAGCCGAAGCTCCCCGTGTTGCGTTAAATATAAAATTTACTTGCGCCGCCACCGATGTCTGAGAACCACCTGCCAGCGCGCAAAACTTTTTTCCCGCCGCGTGGGCCGAGAACAACAGACAAGGTGGTTTCGTATAAAACGCCTTCCCCGAAGCAGCAGAAGCTGGCGTGTGAACCTTGATCTGAGCCATCAATGTGCAATTCGTATTCTGGTGCATCTCCTTCGATTGAGGACTGCGTATTGTTTTTTGATGCGCCCATCAGGCGAAGCGCTGCGCGCTTCTGAGATGCGTTTAGGTTTGTTGCTTTGATCGCTTCGACTGCTGCTGCGTATTCCATGTCCGTGTTCCCCTTGTTTCTGTCTATACATTACATATAGAATGTTGCTAGCAACTTTGCAATACCTTTGCTAGCAAAAATTTGCACTTGATTAAAATAATTGCTAGCACTATGTATGGGGAACGACTAGCAACCTGGGGGAACTATGAAACAGAAGAAAGAGCAGTGGAACCACCGCATCAAGTGTGAGCTTGCTGACGGCATGCGCGTTCTGCAAACGAATCGGGCAAAGATGGATGGGCAAGACCCAACCCTGCGCGATCTAACAGAAGAAGCAATCTTCTTCTTTCTTAACTTTAACGGCATCAAGATCCGAGACCAAGTATGACAGTCTTTGTCGGCATAGACCCCGGCTTCACTGGTGCGATTGCATTCTACTGGCCCGACAGCAACCGCGTCGAGGTGCATGACATGCCGGTTTACAAAAACATCAAAGGCAAGACAGAGCTAAACCTGTACGAGCTGCACGAGATACTCACACCCGAGGGCGATGAGCCGCACCATGTTATCTTGGAGCAGGTTAGTGCCGTCAGAGGCAACGGTGTCAGCAGCATGTTCCGTTTCGGCCAGTCCTACGGCGCCACGCAGATGGCCATCGCAGCGCACAAGCTGCCAATGTCATTGGTAACGCCGTCAAAGTGGAAGTCATACCTTGGCCTTAACAAAGACAAAGGCCTCAGCCGATCACTCGCAAGCCAGAGATGGCCTGCACAGGCTGACCTGTTTAAACGTGTCAAGGACGATGGCAGAAGTGAGGCATGTCTTTTGGCCCTATACGGAAAGCTAACAGCATGAACGGTTTTGAAAAGCACGGCATAAAGCACCTGTCAGCATCATCAATCAACCTCTGGACTAACGCGCCAGACGTTTGGGTTGCCTCATATCTATTCAAAAAGCGCACACCTATGGGCGCCGCTGCAATGCGTGGCATCTGCACAGAGGATGCTGTTGCCAACACACTGACCGGCAAGCTGCACAAGGCCGGCGCGCTCGATCAGGCATTGGAAAAGTTTGACAGCATGTTCTTCATGGCCGACGAAAAGATCACCAAAGAGCGCGCCATGATCGAGCCGTGCATGGAGCTAACGCTCCAAGAGCTTGAGCATTACGGCAAGCCTGAGTTTCCTGAAGAGGGACAGATCAAGATCAGCATCACAGCCAAGACGGATGACTTCGAGATCCCCGTGATCGGCTACCTAGACTTTGTGTTCCCCGATCATGGCGTGGTCATTGATCTTAAAACAACAGGCCGCATCCCAAGCAAGATGTCTCCAGAGCATCAACTGCAACGCGCGATCTACCAAAAGGCCAGAGGCAACCAGGTGGTAAAGTTTCTTTATGTGTCATCAAAGAAAACAAACATGCTTGAAGACGGCGACCCGACAGAGATCCTTGGCAAGGCCAAGAAGCAGATCGCTCGGCTTGAAAAGTTCCTGCGCGCAGGCAGCGCGGAAGATATTAGAGAGGTCATACCAGTCAACCCTAACTCGTTCTATTGGAACGGGGCAGAAGATCTGCGGGAAGAAATGTATGGCATCTAATCCCAGCGCAGGGTTACGCGCACAACAACTCCAACAATCAAACAACGTAAAGGATACAAAATGTTTGAAATAGATCTAGGGGCAACAGGCTCTGACGTTAACACATTCCTGCAATGGTCAGCCCGTGGCACACAGGACGGCGCTGTCCGAGCCAAACAGTTCTACACCCGCGATGGTGCGGCAAAGGATGAGTTTGAAGCTGCGCAGTCTGATGGGTTTGTCATTGACCTAGACAGCCTCAAGACAGGCTGGCAGAAGTCAGACGGCATGGTCGGCGTGGCTCCAGAATGGAAGTGGAACCCGACAGTCAATCAAATGATGAAAAAGCCTGGAGATGATTACAAGAAAGGCTTTTCGGTCAAGTGCGCAATCGGTGGCGGCAAGGTCGCCATGTGGGAGCAGGCAGGCGCCGGCGTATGGGCTGCACTGACAGACCTTGCTCCGAAACTAAGCCAAGGCACAAACGGCCAAATGCCACTCATAAAAATGATAGAAGCCAAGGAGATTAAGTTCACCAAAGGCTCCACATGCTACCCGATCTTTGAGATCGTAAAGTGGGTAGACAAGCCAGCCTCCCTGAAAGAAGGTGTCGCCGCAGGAATAGCAGTCGAAGAAGCTGCACCCGCACCGGCGCCAGCTCCTGCACCAGCTCCTGCACCAGCTCCTGCTGACGCAGAGTTTTAAATAAAAAAAGCCCAGCGGTCACAGCCGCTGGGCAGTTCAGGGGAGGAATCAATGAAAATGGAAGTGGAAGAACAAATGGAAATGGCTCCCAAAACCGAAATCATTAAGCAGTTCATAGCACAGATCACAGAAAATTGGAACACTGTGGGCCAACCGCTCATAGAGATACGTTCCATCTCGCAATCTGGATCAGCAAACGCTGCAAGATTTGCACTAAAAAACATAGAAGACGCAGCCCAACACGCCGAGGCAATGAACGCCGCAAAGCAAAATATCTATATGTGCATCAACCCAATTGATCCAATCATAGAAATACCAGCAGGCCAAGCCGCCAAAGACACAGACATTCTTGCAGCCTTCTACTGCTTTGCAGACGCAGACACAGCAGGCGCAATGGAAAACATCCTGTCTTTCGCCGGCCCAAAGTTCACAATGTCAATCAAGACAGGCACAACGCCATTCGCAAGAGGCCACGCATACTGGAAGCTGGAAGAGCCAGTGCAGAACATGCAAGCATGGCGTGACGTACAAAAAGCAATCGCCGCATCACTCCAAACAGACGCGGCAGTCGTAAACCCAAGCAGAATCATGCGCGTGGCCGGCACAGTCTCATGGCCCAACCAAAAGAAACAAGACAAAGGCTATATCCCAGAGCTGGTCACAATGCGCACAGAGTTCTCAACAGACAGAGAACCAGTAGAGTTTGAACGCATGATGAGAGCCTTCCCAAAGGCAGAGCCACAGGCTGCTAGCACAATCAACATAGACCTAGGCCAGCAGGCAATGGACAGGCAGATGGCAGTCCAAGATGTGCTAGCAGGAGACGATTGGCACAGAAATATGGTGCGCCTGGTAGGATCATACGTCAACAAAGGCCTAGCCGACGAAGAGATCCACGCAATCACAGACAGCTTCACCCTCGGCGGATACACAGTAGAAGAAACAAGGTCAGAAGTGCAAAAAGCAATCGACGGCGCCAGAAACAAAGGATGGACGCCAACACCTGATCCAGCAGCCGAGCGCATGGAGCAGCAAAACCAAACATTGCAGATAGCCACAGAGCCAACACAGAGCCACACAGAGGCCGATACAGGCAATGATTGGCCCACGCCCTACGAAATGTTTGACGCCCTCACGCTGCCGCGCAGAGAGTGGGTGTATGGATACGACTACATCAAGAAGTATATCAGCGTAACAGCATCAGCCGGCGGCATAGGCAAGACATCAGCAATAATCGTGGAAGCACTGGCAATATCGACAGGCAAAGACTTGATGGGCGTCAAGGTCAAGGAACAGTGCAACACATGGGTCATAAATTTGGAAGATCCGATCTCAGAACTTCAAATGAGAACCATAGCAGCCATGCAGCACTATGGCCTCACGCCAGATGACATCAAAGGCAAGCTGTTCATGGACGGTGAAGACACCATGCAGATCACGCTGGCAGCAGAAGGCAGAGACGGACTGATCCAGAACGATGAGCTGCTGGCATTCATGATCCGTAAGATCAAAGAAAACCGCATAGGTGTCGTAATATTAGATCCATTCATATCAGCCCATCTGGTCAATGAGAACAACAACGGAAGCATCCAGGCAGTCGTGTCAATGCTCAGAAAGCTGGCAAGAGACACCAACAGCTCAGTCCAGCTCGTGCATCACATCAGAAAAGGCAACGGAGAAGACGCAACGGTTGACTCAGTGCGCGGCGCAGGCAGCCTGATCGGTGCAGCAAGGTCAGCAAGAGTAATCAACAGAATATCGCCAGAAGACGCAATGGCCCTGGGTGTGGACGAACAAGAAGCACTCGGAATATTCCGCCAAGACGATGGCAAAGCAAACCTAGCACCACCATCAGACAAAGCAACATACCGAAAGATGATCTCAGTCGAGATCGCAAACGGAGAGCATATCGGTGTAGCAACAGAATTTAAGCTGCCTGATCTATTTGACGGAGTGACAACCAAAGACCTGTACGATGTCCAAAGAACAGTCGGCAAGGCAGAGGAGGAAGGCAAAGCATACCGATCAGACATCAGAGCAAAGAGCTGGATCGGCAATGCAGTCGCAGAGCAGCTAGACCTAGACACCGACAAGCCAGGGGACAAAGCAAAGGCCAAGGCAATCGCAAAGAAATGGATCAGCACAGGCAACCTCAAAGTCGCAGATATAAGAGACAGCCGAAGCGGAAGAGATGTGCCGTGCGTGGTGGTCGGGGAGTGGGTCAATTGGGAGGAAGTCTAATGCTTTCCCAACAGTTCCACAGTTGCTTTTCTGAACTGTGGATGAACTGTGGAACTGTGGAAGAAAAGGCCACAAATAGTTCCACCACAGTAGTTGTATGTATATGCATACTACTGTGGTGGAATGTGGATTATATGAAACTGTGGTGATTTAACTGTGGAGATGATGATGACAACGCAGAAGCCCAGAAGGCCAAGGCGCCAAAAGAAGGCAGACAGAATATTCAACCCGCAAGCGCATAAGGATCAAATCATGTGTGACTACGCAATAGCTCCAATGGATCGGCTGGCAATACAGATGGACACAAAATGGGGCATCGACATGCTGCCAGAATTGGTAAGCGTCGAAACAGCACAGAAGTACGGATCGGCAATGGCAAAGATGAACAAGGCTATCGAAGAAAACAATCCAGAAGAATGTAAGGCCAGAGCAGAGGTGGTCGTAAGAGGCCTCAACGCAATGGACGCAGAGGCAGAGAGACTAGGCGCACACAGAGCCTCAACAGACATCTGGGAGATGGAACTGGATGGTGAGACGTTTGGCATCATGAAAGACGGAAGGTCGTGGCAGAAGATCAAAGAACAGCGGCCAGACCTAGAGCTGCTGACACTCAGAGAGGTAGCACTCGCATACAGACACTTCAGAGACCACAAGGCAGGTGAGTTTGAGAAGGCAGTCAAAGAATCATTCCCAGCAGCAGAGGTGATCGACATCAGAGTAAAGCCAAAAGTGTTTGATGATGACATCCCTTTCTGATAAAAAGTAATTGCCCGTTGAGCTGCTTCCACCTGTTTCCACAGCTCAACACTCAACAACTGGCCCAGCATTATTGCGCTGGGCCTTTTTTGTGCTATGATCCTAAAAACAGATGAGGCACACATGGCAAAGAAACCAGTCAAAATTGACGCCGATCTAATGCATAAGATCGCTGACCGCTTGGCAGTAGGCGAAACACTCAAGAACATCCTCAAGTCAGCAAGCATGCCAACATATCAAGGCGTCATGCAAGCTGTGCTGCGTGACGATGACCTGTATGAGATCTACCGCAGAGGTAGGGTCATGCAGTCAGAGTATTTCACTGACCACATCAACAACCTAGCAGTGTCGCCATTGCCTACGTTTGAGGACAACAGGCTTGCCAATGCAGAGGTGCAACGGCGTAGGTTGGAGATCGACACGTTGAAGTGGACGCTAGCACGCAACATGCCGTGGGGTGTGAGGGACAAGAAGGAAGACCAGCCACAGGCCCAGACGTTCACAATCAGTTGGGCTGGCGGTGATGTCGAGGTCAATACAACCGAGGTTGTGCCTGACCAAAAGGAAGAGAGGGTAACGAAGCACTGATGTCGGATCATGTGTATACAACACATCCTGTCGTTGACAGCTACGCGCGTGAGGCCTGCATGCTGAGACACCTCGGCGCCAAGCCGGCGAGGCAGGGCAGGCACAACATGTTGTGGTTTGCGTTTGATGCATGGCAGTCGCGCAAAAAATATACAGCGACAACAATGCCTTGCGATCTATTTAACATAATAGTTATTATGACGCTACGGTTAAGCCATGCGTTTTGCGCAAACCGACCCCCCCACCCCCCGCAAAACCGCGCGCCCTTATACCTCTATATTACACCGGAGCTAGAGACACTTTGACTTACGCCCTGTCGCCTTCGCAGCAAGCCATGCTCGGCCACCTAGAGGCCTTGAGGGACAGCGTTGTCACCAGCCGCAGCGCATCCGAGCAGATTGAGTCGGCAATATTGCTTATTGATTTGTACGAAGCTATCCTTGAGAGTAACGGCATATTGATATTCAAAGATCAGAAGAGGGTGACTGAACATTGACGCACATTGAGATTCCTTATGAGCCGAGGGAGTTGCAGTTAAAGCTGCACAATGAAATGTCATTGAAGCGTTGGGGCGTTGTTGTTTGTCACCGGCGGTTTGGCAAGACGGTTTGGGCGATCAACCATGTTTTGCGTGATGCCTTGATGTCTGGGAAAGAGAACCCCCGGTATGCCTATATGGCGCCCACCTATCGCCAGGCGAAGAATGTTGCCTGGGATTATATAAAACAGTTTGCCGGTAAGATCCCGAATGTTCGGTTTCATGAGACTGAATTGCGTTGTGATTTGCCTAACGGGGCGAGGATCAGTTTGTTAGGTGCTGAGAATCCAGACAGCTTGCGTGGGATTTATCTTGACGGGTGTGTAATGGATGAGGTTGCCGACATGCCTGAGAATGTTTTTCCTGAAGTGTTGCGGCCTGCGTTATCTGATCGCAAGGGTTGGTGTGTGTTTGTTGGGACGCCGAAGGGCCACAATGCTTTTTTTGATAAGTATGAGGAGGCTGCTTCTAATCCTGATTGGTTGGCTGCTGTTTACAAGGCGAGTGAAACGGGCTTGTTGGATGACGAGGAATTGGACGCTGCCAAGTCTATGATGACGCATGACCAGTATCAGCAGGAATTTGAGTGTTCTTGGAATGCGAATGTTCCTGGTGCTGTTTATGGCAAGGAGATGGAGGTTGCTCAGTTGGATGGGCGGATTTCCAATGTCCCTTATGATCCTTCTGTTAAGGTTGATACATGGTGGGACTTGGGCGTTGGCGACAGCACGGCGATTTGGTTCACGCAGTCTGTTGGCCGTGCTATTCATGTGATAGATTTTTATGAGGCTCGGGGCGAGGGGTTGCCGCATTACTGCAAGATTTTAACGTCTAAGAATTATTTGTATGGGGATCACAATGCTCCTCATGACATTGAGGTTCGGGAGTTGGGATCTGGTAAGAGTAGGCGTGAGGTTGCTTGGGACTTGGGTTTGAATTTTCGTGTTGTTCCTAAGTTGCCGATTGAGGATGGTATTCATGCGGGTCAGATGTTGATCCCGCGTTTATGGTTTGACAGGGAGAAGTGTGGTCATGGTTTGGAGTGTTTGCGTCAGTATCATAGGGCGTATAACGAGCGCACTAGGAGTTTTAGGTCTTCGCCTGTCCATGATTGGTCATCTCATGCAGCGGATGCTTTTAGGTATTTGGCTGTTGGTTTGCGAGAAAGCCGGGATCGCATGGCGGTTTCTCAGAAAATGGCGGTAATGGAATATGATCCATTTGCGGCGTAAGTATAGGGAGGCGTCTTCTTTAGACGCGGCTGCTGTGACTGATTTGGCGCAGCAGTTTCATTCTCAGTCTTATCAGCGCGTTATTGATTTCAATTGGGATAAGATGTGCGATTGGGTTGATGATCGTATTTGCAGCGATGACAGTTTAGTTTTGGGTTGTTGGTCGGGCCGTGACCTTGCCGGCTGCATTATTGGGATGACGTTTCAGCATCCTTATAGCGACACTCTAGTCGCTGGCGATTATATATGGTATGTTAAGCCTGAATACAGAGGTGGCATGATTGGTGTTAGGCTGATGAGGATCTTTGAAGATTGGGCGCGTGACGTTGGCGCCACTCAGATTTTGACAGGTGCGACTTCTGGCGTTAATACTGAAAGGGGCGCTGCTTTGCTTGGTCGCCTGGGTTATGTTTCTGCGGGAACTTTGACATATAAGGATGTTTAGTTATGGGTTCTGTTTGTAGTAGTTTTTCAAGTCCAGCGCCAAAAAGCGACAAGAGCAAAGGTTTTGGCGGGAGCGTATCGGATCTCCCTAAAAACAGTGCTACTGATGATTTGCTGATGGACTTAGGCATTAAAGAAAAGAATGTTCAGTATGGCCGCGACTTGGCTGACAGGCAGGCCAGAGCAACTGCTGCCACCGCAGAGATGATGAAGAACGACAATAATGACTCGTCTCCTGCGGCAACAGTTACTGCAACTGACACTGCAACCACAACTGACACCGCCGCAGATACAACCACTACCCTTGACACTGACACTGACACTGCTTTGACGGAAGTTGAAACGGTTAGCCAAGACACTTTTGGCGAAGACCGTGATTTTGTTGGCGATGCTGGCAGTGGCGCATCTGTTGGCACTGCTGCCGGCGGTGAGGCTCAGTTTGATGCTGCCAGCGCCACATCTGTTGGCGAGGCTGAAGACGAGGCTTTAGAATTTATGAAGAAGGGTAAAAAGTCAACTATTCTTACGACACCTGGCGGTTTACTTGGGACTGACGAGGAAGAAGGCAAGACGCGGCGCCGCCGGTCATTGATTGGATAGCATTATGCTTATTAAGAAAAAGAAGCTGGGCAATATTGCAGGGATTATGGGCGGCAATGCTGCCCAGCCTGCTGCGTTGCTGGGGCAATCTACTGTTGATCCTTTGGAGCGTGCGCAGCAAAAGATGGCTGGTCGGACGCAGGGCGGTGCGGTTGAGGGTGTTAAAGATTCCAAATCGCGCCCTAAGCGTACATTGATGACAAGTTATGGGATAAAATAATGGCAGAAGTAAAACCCTTAGTTGCTCGTTTAGATAAGCGATACAAGACGTTACAGAGCCAGCGTTCCAATTGGGAGTCTCATTGGCAAGAGCTTGCTGACTTTATGCTGCCCCGAAAGGCTGACATTACCAAGAAGCGTACTCAGGGCGACAAGCGAACTGAACGGATTTTTGACGGCACGGCTATTCATGCTGTTGAGCTACTGGCGTCTTCTTTGCACGGCATGCTGACTTCGCCAAGTACGCCTTGGTTTTCAATGCGTTACCGCGACACCGCCTTGCAGCGCGACGATGCTGCGAATGAGTGGTTAGAGATTTGCATGGATCAGATGTACCAGCATTTCAATCGGTCTAACTTTCAGCAAGAGATCCATGAGCTGTATTATGATTTGGTTGTTTTTGGCACGGGGTCTTTTTACGTTGAGTCTGAGGGCGATGGCTTGCGTTTTGCGTGTCGCCACATTGCCGAGGTTTGCATAAGCGAAGATCCCAGCGGTAGGGTTGACACTGTTTATCGTAAGTTCAAGCTGACGGCTCGGGCAATTGCCATGCAGTTCCCTGGCGTTACGATGCCGCGTCAGGTGGAAAAAGATTTAAAAGATGATCCTTACAAGGAGCATGAGGTTGTCCACGCTGTCTTTCCGCGCGCAGAGGCGTCTGGCAAGTTAGCTAAGAACAAGCCTGTCGCGTCTGTTTATTATTTGGCCGACAATCGTGAGCTGCTTTCTGAGGGCGGCTTTGATGAGTTTCCGTTTATGTGTCCACGCTTTGTGAAGGATAGCGTTAGCACTTACGGCAGATCGCCTGCTATGACTGCGTTGCCTGATGTTAAGATGCTGAACAAGATGTCTGAAACGACAATCAAGGCGGCTCAAAAGCAGATTGATCCTCCTTTGATGGTTCCAGATGACGGGTTTATGATGCCTGTTCGCACTACACCCGGCGCGTTAAACTTTTACCGCTCGGGTACGCGGGATCGCTTGGAGCCTTTGAACATTGGGGCAAACAATCCTTTAGGCTTGAACATGGAAGAGCAGCGCCGAAATGCAATTCGGCAAGCGTTTTATGTGGATCAGTTGTTGTTAGGCCAAGGCGCCAACATGACAGCGACTGAGGTATTGCAGAGGAACGAGGAGAAAATGCGTTTGCTCGGCCCTGTTTTAGGACGGTTGCAGGCCGAGCTTCTCCAGCCGCTGATCGACCGTTCCTTTGCATTACTTCTTCGAGCTGGCTTACTTCCAGAGCCGCCTGAAGAGTTACAGGGCCAAAGCATTGATATTGAGTACGTTTCTCCACTTGCCAAAGCTCAGAAGCTTACAGACCTGCAAGCTATGCTGCGCGGGTTTGAGATCTTACTGCAAGTTAGTGAGGTTGCGCCTGTTACGGATTACTTGGACGGCGACAAGATGGTTCAGTATTTGGTTGAGACAGCAGGCTTGCCGGCTCGGGTTATCAGGGGTTCTGATGAGGTTGAGCAGGTTCGCAAGGAGCAGGCCGAGCAGGCCCAGGTTCAAGAGCAGATGCAGCGTGAAATGATGGCGTCTGAGGCTGCTGGCAATGTCGCACCTTTGGTTAAGGCAACCCAGGGCGGTGGGCAATGAAACAAATAGAGGATCTGAAGTTAGCTTACCGGCGCACTTTTAACAATGAAGATGGCGTTAGGGTAATTAAAGATCTCAAAACTCGGTTTGGGTATGAGACAACTACGTTTTCGGACAATCCTTATGAAACTGCATTTAATGAAGGTCAGCGCGCAGCGGTGCTGCTGATTGTCCGTATGCTGACCGAAGAGAAGGAAAAACAATGAGCGAAGAGGCAATCCAAGATACTGGATCTCAAGAAGTCGCAGGGGGTGCAGAAGCTGCGCCTGTAGGATTTTTGGACAGCTTACCAGAAGATTTGCGGGGTGAGCCTTCACTGCGCACGTTTACAGACCCAGCCAGCTTGGCAAAAAGTTATGTAAACGCCCAGCGGATGATCGGCGCCGATAAGGTTGCCAAACCTGGCAAGAGCTGGACAGATGACCAGTACAACGAGTTTTACAATTCTGTTGGCCGGCCAGATAGTGCTGATGCTTATGAAATGAATTTGGGCGATGGCATGAACGAGGCTGCTATCTCTGGCCTTAAACAGGCTATGTGGGAAGCGGGGCTACAGCCTCGGCAGGTAGATCGCATTGCCAAGTTTATCAATGAAACAGGCGAGACATCCAAGGCAGATGCTCAGAGCCGTTCTGAGAGCGCCGTATATGAGTCAGAGCAGGTTCTGCGGCAGGAGTTCGGACAGGCGTATGAACAGCGCATAGGAATGGCGCAGAGCGCCGCTAGGACATTGCTGGGCGAAGAAGGCATGAACATGTTTGAGGATGTGCAGCTTTCAGACGGGCGCATGCTTGGAGATCATCCAGAAGTTATAAAAATGTTTTCTGCCTTGGCAGATCAGATTGGAGAGGATAACCTAGTCGGTGAACCGACTGAGTTGATAATGACGCCAGAAGAGGCGCAGCGTCAACTGAAAGAGGTTATGCGGCAAGACGGGCCGTATTTGGATGCTGGTCATCCAGAACATGATGCGTATGTTGCGGAAGCGCAGCGACTATTCGCGCTCATGTCATAGTGGATAACCTTTAGGCCCACGACATCAAGCTTGTGCGTCAAGCGGATTAGCTGCCCTAAGCAGTAGCACGGCCCCCTCGGGGACAACCAAGCGCAGCAACTTAAACTGTAACGAAGCTAAGGAGATGACGTTATGTCTACTCAAATCACTACAGCTTTTGTCAATCAGTTTTCCGCAAACATCCAGATGCTGTCACAGCAGATGGGTTCTCTGCTGCGTAATGCGGTAGATGTGGAAAGCGTAAATGGCGAAAAAGCTTTTTTTGACCAAGTGGGATCAGCAGCCGCTGTCCTGCGCACTTCGCGTCATGCGGATACACCGATTGTGGACACACCACATTCACGCCGTATGGTTACTATGTCTGACTATGAGTATGCCGATCTGATTGACGATCAGGACAAAGTGCGTTTGCTCGTTGATCCGACTTCAACATATAGCCGTGCTGCTGCCGCAGCTATGGGCCGCGCAATGGATGATGTTATCATCTCTGCTGCTCTCGGCAACGCCTCAACAGGCAAAGACGGTTCAACAACCACAGCATTGCCAGCAGGCCAAAAGATCGCACATGGATCTGCCGGTTTGACTATTGCTAAGTTGGTTGAAGCTAAAGAGATCCTTGATAGTGGCAACGTAGATCCTTCTATCGCGCGTAACATTCTTGTTTCTCCAAAGCAGGTTTCTGATCTGTTGAACAACACAACTGTAACTTCCAGCGATTACAACACTGTCAAAGCCTTGGCGATGGGTGAGATCAACACGTTTGTTGGCTTCAACTTCATCGTTTCAAACCGCTTGGGTACAGATAGTAACTCTGACCGCCAAGTGATTGCGTTTGCATCTGACGGCATCAAGTGCGCTATTGGCAAAGAGCCAGCAGCACGCATTGATGAGCGCGCAGATAAATCCTACGCGACTCAGGTTTACTATTGTCAGTCTGTCGGTGCGACACGAATGGAAGAATCCAAAGTTGTCGAAATCGCGTGTAGCGAATAAGGAGACTGATTAATGGCTACTGTATATTCAACACAACGCACTAACTCACGCGCAACACCAGCCGTGATGAACAAAGCTAATGAGCTTGCGGGTCGCATCCGCGTAGCTCATGGCACATACGAAGCATCTTCTCTGGCAGCAGCCAGCGAAATTGAGATGTTTGTCTTACCTGACGGCGCACGTTTGTTGCAAGGTTCCCTAGCGTATGACGCTTTGGGTAGCGGCACAACATTGTCTGTTGGTTATGCGGCTCACACAAACGCGGCTGGTACGGCTGTGTCTGCGGCGGCGGCAGCTTACAAGGCAGCGGCGGCGTCAACATCTGCTCAGAAGGTAGACGTTCTCGCAACTATCGCTCTAGGCTCTGGCACAGAGACCGATACAAACGAGGATGGTGTAGCAATTACCGTGACAAACGCGGGAACTGCTACCGGCTCTATTGAGCTGACTATCATGTATGTGGTAGACTAATAGGAGTGGGGCGGTTCGCCGCCCCCTCTTTTCACATGGAGAGAGCTGATGACCAGTACGGTTGATATTGCAAACTACGCGCTGAACAGCTTGGGTGCGAACAACATTTCAAGCTTTGAGGAAAACAGCAAGCCGGCGCGCTTAATCAACCAAAGGTTTGACAGTGTGCGTGACAGTGTTTTCCGCGCTCATCCTTGGAACTGTCTTTTGCGCAGAGCAGAGCTGGCAAAAGAAAGCGACTCCCCTGCGTTTGGGTATGCAAATCAGTTCAACTTGCCAACCAACCCTTACTGCCTGCGTGTGCTAGAGTTTAGCAACGGGACTTTGTCCTATCCGCAAGACAATATGTTCAGCAACACAGGTGGCCCTGTGTTTGTCATTGAAGGGCGCAAGCTTCTTTCTGACGAAGGTATTGCCAAAATTAAATATGTTGCTCGGGTTACAGACCCGCAAGAGTATGACGCAAACCTGATCGACACTCTGGCAGCAGCCATAGCCTTTGAGGTTAGTTACGCAATCACTGGCTCCAACACTGTCAAGCAAATGATGGCGGCAGAATACTCTGACAAATTAAAACAAGCCGCCTTTGTTGACGGCACTGAGGGCGCACCACAGCGGTTAGAAGCAAGCGAATTTATTGAGTCGAGGTTCTAATGGCGCGATCAGCCCCAGCGATTAGCACATTTACAGCCGGTGAAATCTCCCCGCGCCTTGAGGGGCGCGTTACGATTGAGAAGTACCGCGAAGGCCTGTCCGATCTAACTAATATGATTGTGCAGCCGCATGGGGGCGTTACGCGGCGCCCAGGCACAGAATACTTAGGCGAGGTAAAAGACAGCTCAAGCATTACTCGTTTGATACCTTTTGAATTTAAAACGGCTGACACCTATGCGCTAGAGTTTGGCGATCAGTATATGCGTGTTTTCCGCAATGGTTTGCAGGTTCTTACTGGCAGCGCAAAAAGTGTTTCAGCAATTACAAAAGCTAATCCTGGCGTTTTTACAAGTAATTCTCATGGTCTTACCAATGGAGATGAGGTTTACCTGTACAACACAGGCGGCGGCATGACCGAGCTAGTTGCTCGAAACTATCTGATTGCCAACTCTACAGCCAGCACGTTCACGCTGACTGACTTGTTTGGCAATGCCATTAATACCACAGGATTCACCACCTACACTGGAACTGGAGTTAGCGTCGATAAGTTGTTTGAGGTTGCAACGCCCTACACATCTGCACAGGTGAGCGATGTTCGCTTTGCGCAATCCGCAGACGTTATGTATTTAGTACACCCAAGCCACGCTGTCCGTACATTATCCCGTACAGATCACAATGCTTGGACGTTTGCTACTCCTACGATTAACGAAAACAACACGCCGGTTCTGACTAGCACTGACAACTATCCTAGCGTTGTTACTTTCTTTGAGCAGCGCCTTGTGTTTGCGGCAACTAACAATAACCCTCAAACATTGTGGTTTTCTAAAAGTGCTGACTATTTAAACTTTCACACCGGGACAAATGATGACGATGCTCTGATCTACACCATTGCTTCCAACAAGGTAAACGCAATCCGATACCTTTCTGCTACTCGGATACTAAACATTGGCACATCTGGCGGTGAGTATGTCTTGACCACAACCAATGGTGGGCCGGTCACGCCCACGCAGACAGTGATCCGCAAGTATTCTAACTATGGCTGCATTGACAGCGAGGTTGTCCAGGTTGCTGACGTTACTTTGTTCGCCCAGCGCGGCGCGCGCAAGGTGCGCGAGTTTCGTTATATTGGTGAGGTAGATGTTGCAGGCTACGCAGCTCCTGACATTACAATTCTATCAGAGCATTTGACTGAGGGCGGCATAAAAGAGTTTGCGTACCAACAAGAGCCTGAAAGCATCATCTGGGCGCGCCGCACTGATGGAACCTTGCTTGGGTTAACCTACCGGCGGGAAGAAGAAATTGTTGCTTGGCACAAACATATTATCGGGGGGGCGTTTGGCAGTGGTCAGGCTAAGGTTGAAAGCATCATCACCTTGCCGACAGATAGCGGTGAAGATGAGCTTTACATGATTGTTAAGCGCACGATCAATGGCGTGACCAAGCAGTATGTCGAAGTGATGAAGACATTTGATTTTGGCAGCGACACGACTGCTGCCTTCTTTGTAGACAGCGGCTTGGTTTACTCAGGCTCTGCAACTACAACTCTTTCTGGCTTGTATCACTTAGAGGGTGAAGAGCTTTCAATACTAGCCAACGGCGCCACACATGCTGACAAGACAGTTTCAGGTGGCGGTGTGACGTTAGATTTTTCCGCAACAACGGGGGCGGTTGGGTTTGGTTACACAAGCGAAATGCAGACACTGCGTTTGGAGTCTGGATCGCAGGATGGGACTTCCCAAGGCAAGCCTAAGCGCATCCACGACATAACTGTGCGGTTCCATGAAACAGTTGGCGCAGAGGTGGGCAGCGACTCAGCAAGTGCCGATAGAATATTTTTCCGCGACAGCTCTATGAATATGGACGAAGCTGTGCCATTATTCACAGGAGACAAAGAAATCGAGTTTGAAGGCGGTTTCGTCGAAGGTGATCGCATCTATGTGCGGCAATCACAGCCCCTGCCAATGACTGTTCTGGCGCTCTACCCGCGCATGAACACATTTGATTTGTGAGGTGATTAAATGAGTCTAACAGCATTACTAGCCGTAAAAACTGTTTTTGATATTGCCGGCGGCATTTCAGCCAAAAACTCTGCGAACAAAGCTGCTGACGCTGCCAGAAGAGTTGGCGAATTTAACGCCGGCCTGATTGAGCGCGACATTGACTTACTTGAAAAGCAGCGCGAGATCATTAATCGCAATGCAGTTTTGCAAGAGCGTGTTGATCGGTTTCGTTTTAGGGAAGCTCAAGGCTCTGTTGTCGCTCAGTACAGCGGAGCTGGCATAGACATATCTCACGGCACTCCAATGCGGGTTTTGCGTCAGGCTGCGCGAGAGTTTGAGTATGACCAAGCTGTCAATGATTTTAATAACACTGTCACAAACATGCAGATTAACGATCAGCAAGAAAGTTCTAGGCTAAGTGCTGAACTGTCACGCATGGAAGGCGGGGCGCAGGCTGCTGGCCTAAGAGCGCAAGGAACGACAAGTCTGATTCAAAGCTTTGGTCGAGCTGCTCAAGGTGCGTATGAGGGGGGCTTGTTCACATAATGAGAATACCAGTTTATAGATCACAGGGCCGTCCAACTTCTGAAGCCCCTGGCGCCCGTATCACAGCTAGGATGAATGCCCAGCCTTTTGTCCAGGCTGAATTGCAGAAGGGCGCTATTGCAACAGAGGTTGCAAACCAAGTTGGTGAGTATGCCAACATGCGTTACAAAATGATTACCGAAACGCAAAAGAACGAGGCAATCTTTTCAGCCAAAGAAGGCTTGATGGCTTTGTCTAGCCAGCTTGAAAAAGACAGGGATGTCGGAAACATTTTTGACGGTGAGCTTAAATATGCGCAGGGCGTCAAAGGTGTTTATGACGAAATGCGCGCTACTGTTGGCAAAAACAAATACGCGCTGCAAGACTTTGACAACAGCTTTCGTCAAATGGAAATCCCTATTAAGTTTAGGCTGCAAGAGGTTATCGACTTAAAGATTGAAAAGCGCAGGCAGGCTGCACTGAAGGCTCGGCAAGACCAGCAGGTTTCTATTTATTCTAATCCTTACCTAGATGTTACATCTGATGAGCTTGCTATGGATCAAGCACAATTAGAATCTATGGTTCAGCAAGCCGTTAGAAACGGCGGTGTGAACCCAGAAATTATGGGCAATGTTACCCAGAAGGTTTTGTCAAAAGCTTTTAAGAACCTTGTTCCAGCATACGCAGGCACTGACTTAAACAAGGCAATAGGCCTTTCATCGGTTTTGAGCCAAATTGAAATGGTGCGTAGTGGTAAACTGGAAGCGGAAGCAATGGTTGGAATTTCCACCTTGCCGCCTCATGTTTTGAATATGCTCATGGCTGTGCCGGCTGAAGAGGCTAATGCAGTTGTGCAGGACACAATACAAATGGCCTCAACATTCTTTAGCGCCAAAGAAAAAATAGACGATGAGTACGAAGAAGAGATAAACAAAAACAACACACAGGCCTACAACCTTCTTATTTCTTTAGACAACACAGACAGTGTTTCTAAAGCCAAACTGCAACAAGTTTTAAATCCTGCAACCTTTGAAAGGCTTGTCGATAGTTATGAAGAAAGAGGTATTCCTTTTCAAAGCTTGTCAGGATCAGAAGCTCAAGTAGTTTTACACGAAAGCTTAACTGGTCAAATGTGGGCCACTCCTGCGCAACAAGAAGCGATGGAAGACGCTATGTTGGTTGAGGCGGTTACTGCTTTTAGGCCTGCTGGCAAAGGTGATGCAGTTGTCTATAGTGAGCTTTACGGAACGGCAGAGTCTGGCATGCTGACAGTTGCAGATCTTAATGCTAAGAGAAGCTCTTTAGATGTAGGGCAGTACAACGGTTTACGAACAAAGATTGCAAATGAGGCTGATGAGGGGCTAGCCGTAGGCTCAAGGCTGCTTTCGCGGCATTTTCGTTATAATGCCCAAATGGCAATTGGAAGAGATGACAGGCTTGCTCAGGCTTCCAAAGCAGCTTTCGAGCAATCTGACTTTGCTTTAAGAGATGAGTTTAGCCGCAGAGAGTCAGAAGGCAACCCTATGACGCTAGCGGAAATTCGCGATTTTGCTTTCAAAAAAAGAGATGAGTTTGACGTTATTTACAGAGAAGAATTAAGGGCTGAGTATTTAGATGTTGTTCAAGACCTAGCGGGAGATTTGTCTGGGTTTACTGTAGACATCTCCGACCCTCTAGGCTCCGTAGATGCTTGGTACGACAATTTAAACGCAGACCGCCAAAGTCAAGCTACAAACTCTTATACTGTTTTTAAATCAACTATAAGATCAAGATACGCTAATCAAGGATTGTTCGACTAATGGCAGATTTATTGGGCAACGACACCGACTACGAAATGGACAAGTACCTTGAGGCTAATCTTGTTACTGAGGCCGGCATTAATCCTGCTATTGAAAAGAACAAGAAAAGCGTCTTTAACACAGAGACCAACACTCACGACATCCTTATGCCCATGTCCCGAGGCGGTTACATAAAGATTGGTGAAGAGGGCGAAACTGTAGATCCTCCCAAGTCTATACTGATTGAGGGCATGGAGTTTGGCCCTGAGACACCTGAGTTTCAACGCTACTACCCAGCGCCGCAGCCAGAGGTTATGGAGACAGCTCCTGCATCTCTTGTTGCGCCGACAACTGAATCAGCCCCCATAGAGGGCGCTGTTTCGTTTGCTAATGAGCGCAAAGCAGCCACCGGCGCCATGCCAACTATGGAAGACTTTGACGCTGCCGGCTACACTCCTGATGTTGTAGAGGCTGCTGGTCTTATGGGGCCGCAGGAGGATTTAACTTTATCTCCAGAGGAAATAGCGCGAAAGCTAGCAAGCGGGGAGCCTTTCCTTGTTTTTGGCGAGGGCGATCCTACCATGAGAGAAGCGGGGACTAGGCTTGTTGAAGACCTTGCGGTGCGACTTGCGACTGAGGGAATGCGAGCAGATCTGTTAGAGGAGCAAGGAATTAGCCTTAGTGTCATTGAAGAGGCAGCGGATATAAGAGCCTCTGTAGAAGACGAAACTGATCCTGGTGTCATACAAGAGGCTGAACAAAGGGCAAGAGCCTTAATAGAGCAAGACGCAGCGCAGCGTAATGCTCAAGTAAATTTTCGCACTATTGACGAAACAATTAGAGCGGCAACTGGAGCTATGAGAAGCTCTGCAAGCGTGTACTCTAATGCACTATTTGGCACGGGAGAGACAAACCCTTTGCAGGTAGGCGTTGCAGATTTCGCCACTTTCGGGGCTTTGGACATTCAAGAAGGTTATCGGATGTTCAATCAAAGCAATCAAGGCGCTCCTGTTAGCCCTCTTTACGCGACAACGGGTTTAGCACTTGACGCCGCATCTTCCATTGCGTCAGCGTTTGGATCGGGTGATGGAGCCAGTGGAAGCTTTCAAAGATTGATGGGTCTGGGCCTTATGACAGCAGGCTTGGCTGAAGCTACCGTTGTTGGCAAACCAATTGCAGCTCTTATGAAGAAGGGCTTTAAAGTGTTAGAGCCTTCTTTAATCAAGGCAGGCGCGCAGGCCGAGCAACGCATAGCGCAAGAAGGCTCGACAATGTTTAGCAACCCTGTTGGGCCTGTGGTTGACCGTGGGCTTGCTGCGGCTGGTCGGTTGGTTGCGCCTAAGCTTGAAGACGGATTGCCTGGGCGCATATCAACTCGTTTGCCTACAGCAAAAGCGTCAACAGAAGATCCAATGACGGGCGAGTTGATTGTTGGCCTAGAAGAAATGAAGGCCGATCCAAACCTATACGAGTTCAATGTAAACATTACTAAAGATTATCCAAACATGAAGGTCGTTGAGGGTGAAGGAGTTGACGAAACATCTGAACGCTTCATATCTCATGTGACAGACAACCTGCTTTACCTTCACGATCAAGTCCCTGAAGCGACTAGGGTGAGGAGTCAGAAGTGGTACGATGGAGCTAGAGCGATTACTGATCGCTGGTCAAGTGAATACGGTGTGCCTGACACATCTATTGCTGGCGCACTTGCAGCTCTGTCGCCCCAAAAAGATTGGTATCAAAATGTCAGTCTTGCTCAGAGGGTTCTTGATGTATCCATAAAGCAAAAAGATTTTAAGTTTGCTGAAGATATGGAGCAAACATTCAGATCTTTGCCATCATTAAATAAACCAAAATATGAGCCAATGCTGGATGCTATAAAAGGTAAATCTTACACAGAGATCGTTGATGAAGATCCTGCCGTTCAAGCTGGTTTAAGGGCTTTGTTTGTCAGACTTTACGATCAGACTTACAATTCGCCAGATTACAAGATTGTCGGCCCTGAAGGCGAGTTCTTGCAAACAGCAACAAATGCGGATGGTCGCCCCAGCAAAGCAGCTTGGGGATCTCTTAATGAAATAGGTAAGGCTGTTGCGTCAATTGACGTTAACGGAGATGTGCAAACAATTTCAAGGTTGATGGGTGAGCGCCATAAAGTTAGAAACTTTTATAACAACATATATGACCCCAACTCTCCGTTTGGCGATGTGACGATTGACACTCACGCCGTAGCCGCTGGCTTATTGCGCCCACTTTCTGGCAACTCTTTAGAGGTTGATCATAACTTTAAGAACATGAGTGTTAAGGGGCGAGGCACAACTAAGGGGTCAAGTAAAACCGGCGTTTCTGGAAACTACGGCTTATATGCGGAAGCATATAGACGGGCAGCGGCTGAACGTGGTATCCTGCCACGGCAAATGCAGTCGATAACATGGGAAGCGGTACGCGGATTATTTACGGATAAGTTTAAGCAAAGCGCAAAAAATGTTTCTGATGTTAACGCAATTTGGCAAAGATACAAAGACGGCGAAATTGATTTAGACGAAACGAGGAGGTTAGTAGATGAACGAGCAGGCGGAGTTAACCCCCCAACTTGGGAATGACGATAGCGTTGTTGCCCTTATGAAAAAGTTTGGCTTGCCTATGACGCGAGACCAATACCTTGAATTGGCATTTATGGGCGAAGCAGTAGAATTAGGCGCAGAAGAAGAAGTTGGCATTCCCGAGCAATTCCAAGAGAAGTGAAGTAAATGGCATTTGATCCCAACCAGGTAGCACAAGACCAAGAGGCCAAGCAACGCATCACTGCGGCCGGCCAGCCGACTGAGTTTGCCCAAGGCCCAGAGCAAGAGGGTGTGCAGGTTGCCGGCTTGGGCAGTATGTTCAACCTTCTTAACAAGCTTGACCCAAGTGTTCGGCCTACGCCGCCTAAGCCTAAGCCTGTCGGCCCTGAAGCCGCGCGTGTGATGACGCCTGATGAGATCGCGGCAACGCCGGCGTTTGATCCGTCTGTTGCCCCTCGGATGCCCACACCGCAAGAGGTGGGATTAGTTCCAAATCAAGGCGCCTTTTCGGAAAGCGCAACCAAGCGCGCTCTTGCCGGCCAGGTTCTTAGCCCTGAAGGTGTGGCGAAGTTTGAAGAGCGTGGCCTCAAGGCGCCTGGGATTAACGAAGAAGCACCAACGGATGTGCTGCAAGACGCGCGAACTGCCTTGGCTAATGATGCCGCCGAGGCAGAACTAGCTGCGATTAATATTGCTGAAGACGCAAAAAAGGCGCTTAACGCAGAGGTCAGAGGCTTTAATCCTGAAACAGGCACTGCCTCGGATGAGGTTGCCCAAGCAGTTCTAAGCCGCCTTGATGTAAAGTCGAATAACATTAAATCGCTGCAAGACGGCGGTGATTTCAACTTTGATTACATCGACACTTCTGATGATGTCTTGGCTGTAATTACAGCGATTGGCGAAAATTTTAAAGGCGAGACAGCTACTATAACCCGAGGCAAGATTTCTAATACAGAAACAGCTAGAGCTGCTGCTGGGCTGGTTGCGGATGAGATCGGCCTAGCGCGCAGCCTGCTCACTCGCAGAATAGGCGAAGGCGGCATGACCGCAGAGATGTTTGTTGCATCCCGAGAGCTTCTGGTAAGAAGCGCAACAAGGCTTGAAGAGCTGGCAAAGCAAATAAAAACAGGCGCTGGTGCTGATGTTCAACTAAAGTTTCGCAGGCAGCTTGCCATTCACAGCGGCATTCAGTTGCAGCTCAAAGGCGCTCAGACAGAAGCAGCTCGGGCATTGCAATCATTTCAGATCCGAGTTGATGGAGAGATGGACGCCACACGCTTTGGCGAAGAGGCCCAAAGGCTACTATCGGAAAGTGGAGCTGAAAAAAGCACAGCAGCTTTAGCCTCTTCTTTATTAAAAGTTGCAAAGACAAATGGAGTGTCAGGCGTTAACGGACTTGCAAGAGTTGGTAAATATGCAAAAACAAAACGGATGGTGCATGAGGCTTACTTGGCTGGCTTGTTGTCATCACCAGCCACGCAAATGAAAAACATAGTTGGCACTTCATCTTTTATGCTGTTCCAACTTCCGACTGAAGCTGCGGCTGGAGTGTGGGGAAGTGTAATCCGAGGGGGGAGATCCAGGCTGGGGATGCAATATCCTATTTCAGAAGATCAAATTTACATGGAAGACGCACTTCTGCGTCTAAAGGGGTGGTCGGATGCTTGGGGTGACGCAATGAAAGCGGCGTCAATTGCTTGGCGTACAGAAATGCCTTCTGGAGCAAGCAAGTTGGATGTTGAGCAATATGCGGCCTCTTCTTCAGTTGATACAAAACTTGAAGGAAGCATGCTCGGCAGGTCTTTGGACGAAGTTGCCAAGCGCATGCGGATACCATTCCGCTTATTGCTTTCGGCTGATGAGTTTACCAAAACCATTTCCCAACGTGGCGAGTTTTACACATCTATAAACAAACGCTATCAACATTCGTTGCGCAAAGGAATGAGCGAACAAGAGGCTTTGGATGAGGCCGGCATGATGATGCTTGATCCATCTTCTGTTCAAGAAGAACTAGATTACAAAGCAAAGTTTGACACGTTGCAATCTGATTTAGGCGTTATGTCAAAGGTGGCTGGTTATGTTCAAAGAAATATAGTTGGCCGCTTTATCCTGCCATTTGTAACTGCGCCGACAAATGCGTTGTTGCGCACAATGGAATATACACCATTTAGCAAAACATCTTACGATTTACTTGGTTTCAACGGCCCAAAGGCACAACAGCTTGCTGCCGGCAGGTATACAGTTGCCAGTGCGGTTTTGTTTAAAACATCTCAATACGCTATGGATGGCCGCATAACCGGCGGCATGCCAAGCGATCAAAGAACTAGGGATGCTTTACCACCTGGCTGGCAGCCTTACAGCTTTGTCGTAAAGGGCGAGGGGTTTCCTGAAGACATGCCATTGCGTGATCCGTTTGGCGCTCCAAACGGCCCTTTAACGTATATAAGCTATCAAGGGTTCGAGCCTGTTGGCGGTTTGCTTGCAATTACAGCTGATGCTATACAAAGGGCAAACATAACAAACGATCCTGAGTTGCAACAAAAATATATCCAGACTGCAATTTTATCAACTACAGATTATTATAAAGAGTTGCCCATGTTGCAGGGGATTGCTGATTTGACTGCCTTTTTTGAAGGCTTTGACCCTGCCACGATTTCAAGAAGTTACGCAGAAAGCGCAAGCCCAATAGGTGTTCCGAATCCACTAAGCTCATTGCAACGTATGTTTGCGCGGCTTGCTGATCCTACAAGGGTCAAGCCTAGAGAAGATATTGAGTATTACACGATTGAAGATGTGAAAAAGATTGTCATTGACGAAGATGGAACTGAGTCTTTTGCATTCCCACTTGCAGACGGAACGCCAAACTACTCTATGGTCGGAACGGAAAAAACAGATGCCAAAACAAACTTTAGTGCGTACCTTACAGAGGTTAGCGCACTACAGGCCAAGGATAGTTTTATTAGAGATGAGCGCGACTTGAATGCTGTTGTTTATGACACCCTTGGCAACGCAAAAGGATCAGATGAGTTTAGCTTTGCTGCCAACCCAGGCGCCGCGTTGTTTAGCAATATATCGGGACTTCGCTTGAAGCGAGGTGAGGAGCTAGAAGACTACGAAAAAGAGCTTATTCGATTGCAGCGCATGACAAACAAGTGGCCTTTGACTAACCCGCAAAAAATGGGACAGATCAAACTTAGCTACGGCATGCAGTCTGACTTGGTTAATATGGCGAAAAATGAAATCCGTCTAAACATACCTGGGTTCGGAACGCTGGATTTCAGGCAAGCAATTATGGCGGTAACTGGATCTAGGGAATATAAGGGCATTCCAGATAAAGCTAAATTAAGCACGTTGAAAAAAATAAACCAACAATTTATAGAGGCGGGTTTCTTAGCGTTGCTTGAAAACCCAGAATATGCAAATATGCGGCAAGCATATGAGCAGGTCGAACAGCTTAAAGAAAGTGGTAGACGATGACAGTATCGAGCAGCACGAACCGAGCAAGTTATAGCGGCAACGGAACGCTGACAACTTTTGCTTATGGCTTCAAGATTTTTGACCAGGATGATCTAACTGTTATCCTACGCGCAAGCACTGGCACAGAGACAGTCCAGACAATTACAACTCACTACACGGTGACGGGTGTGGGTTCGGCAAGCGGCGGCAACGTAGTGTTTGGCACTGCACCGGCGTCAGGCGTTACTGTTGTTATCTTGCGCGAGATGGACTTGGATCAGGGGCTAGATCTTGTTCCTAACGATCCATTCCCCGCGCAGTCTCTTGAAAACAGTTTAGACAAACTGACGTTTATGGTGCAGCAGCACAAAGAAGAGCTTGGTCGAACAATCAAGGCTTCTCGAACAAACGTAATCTCTGGGTCTGAGTTTACTATATCTGCAAGTGAACGAGCAAATAAAGTCTTTGCGTTTGATAGTTCTGGGGATGTTAGCATTACATCCGAGCTTGGTGTGTATCGCGGCAATTGGGCTGCATCCACAGCATACAATCAACGCGACTTGGTTAAAGACACAAGCACTAATAATATCTTTCTAGTAAATGTAGCGCACACTTCCAGCGGCGCGCAGCCACTTACAACAAATGCTAACAGCGCAAAGTATGATCTGATTGTTGATGCAGCGGCAGCGGCCACCAGCGCCACGGCAGCGGCTGCAAGCGAGACAGCGGCAGAGACAGCAGAAACAAACGCTGAGACTGCTCAGGCAGCTTCTGAGGCAGCAAGAGATGCAAGTGTTGTTGCAAAGAACGCAAGCGTCACGGCGCAGGGCGCGTCCGAAACAGCAAAGGCTGCATCTGAAACAGCACAGGCTGCGGCAGAGGCTGTTTATGACACATTCGATGATCGTTATTTGGGTGCTAAATCCACATCTGGCGGCGATCCCACTGTTGATAATGATGGCAACGCATTGATTGATGGCGCGCTGTTTTTCGATACTACCAACAACGTCACAAAAGTTTATAACCTTGGCAATACAACCTGGCTGCGCACTACACCCACAAGCTCAGAGCAAACTAACATTAACGCTCTAGCCGCGTCTGCGGTCATTGCCGATATGGCGATACTTGGGACTACTGACGTAGTAAACGACATGAACATTCTGGCGACCGCTGATGTTGTAGCTGACATGAATGTCTTGGCGACAGCAGACGTTGTGACAGACATGAATGTTCTCGGCACGGCTGATGTCGTTAATGATATGAACGTGCTAGGTACTGCGGCAAACGTCACGGCGATGGGCCTTCTGGGAACAAGCGCAGTTGTAACAGACATGTCAATCTTGGGAACTGCTGACGTAGTTAATGACATGAATGTCTTAGGCACTTCTGCCAATGTCACTGCAATGAATGTTCTTGGAACGGCTGACAATGTGACAGCAATGTCAAATGTTTCGGGCAGTATTGCCAACGTCAACACAGTGGCGACTAATATTGCCAGCGTAAATAGTTTTAGCGAAACGTACCGCATTGCGGCTAGTGATCCTACGACTAGCCTTGATGAAGGCGACCTTGCTTTCAACACAACATCTAACAAGATGAAGGTCTATAACGGATCGGCATGGCAGGACGTTGCGCCAGTTGCAACAAGCCTTACCGTGTCACAGATCAGCGATCTCACAGCCACAGCCACAGAATTAAACGTATTAGATGGAATCCCTGGCACGTTGACAGCCACCGAAATCGGCTATCTTGACGGTGTTACATCTAGTGTTCAAACGCAGCTTAATGCCGCTGCAACAACTGGGAAGGCAATCGCAATGGCGATTGTTTTCGGTTAAAGGAGAAGCCACATGGCCGCACCAAACGTAGTAAATGTCGCCACAATCACCGCCAAGTCGGCGCTGGTGGCTTTGTCTTCAACCTCGCAAACAACGCTGGTCAGCAACGCTGCATCATCGGGCAAGGTGTTTAAGATTAACATGATCCAGATTGCAAACGTAGATGGCTCCAATGCCGCTGATGTTACAGTAGACGTTCACAGCGCAGCCTCTGGCGGTGGCACAGCTTACTCGCTGGTCAGCACTATCTCGGTTCCGGCTGACGCATCTTTGGTTGCTGTAGATAAAGGCACAGCTTTGTATCTTGAAGAAGACCGTTCCATTACGGCGACTGCTGGCACTGCGAATGATCTGGAAGTGATCGTTAGCTACGAGGAAATTAGCTAATAGGAGCCTCTGATGGCTAAACGTACAGGCGGCTTTATAGGCCAAGACGGGATCAACGCACCTGACCAAGCGACAGGTGTTAGTGCTTCTGGCGGTGATGAACAAGTAGAGGTCAGCTTTACATCCCCAACAAATGTAGGTGGTTCGGCTGTGACGGGCTATCGTGTTCAGTCTAATGACGGCATTGGCGCGTCTGGATCTGCGTCGCCTATCACTGTATCTGGCTTAACCAACGGCACAAGCTACACGTTCAACGTATGGGCAATCAATCCGTTTGGGTGGTCTTCTCCTAGTGATGCAAGTGGTGGCGTTACGCCTGCTGCTGCTAGAGGAGTTTTCGGCGGTGGGGCTATTTCTGGAAGCCCTTACGCTCAAAACGTGATGCAATATATTACCGTTAAGACAACAGGAAATACTGTTGATTTCGGCAACCTTACTAGCATAAAGTCAGATCAAAATTACGGGTCTGTAGCTAGTAGCACTAGGGGTATTTTTGCATCAACTGCTAATCATCCTCCCGCTACTCAAGTAAATAGCATTGATTACTTTACAATAGCCAGCACAGGCAATGCTTCCGATTTCGGCGACTTGCCACTCACAACAAGTCATGGTTATTCCTCTCTTTCCTCTTCAACAAGAGGGGTTTTTACTGCCGAAAACAGTATTTTTAATGGCACTATGACAATGCAATATATAACTATTGCATCTACTGGCAACTCGTCAAACTTTGGGAGCCAGCATTATGGTCGCGGCAGAGCGGCAGGGTTAGCTTCTCCGACTAGAGGTGTCACTGCTGGCGGGTATTCGTCTACTGGTGGCGGATTTACTAACAGCATGGAATACTTAACTATAGCCTCCACGGGGAACGGGACGGACTTTGGAGACTTAACAATAGCTCGTCAGCAGCTAATGGGCCTTAGCACAAATACAAGAGGTGTGTTTGCTGGGGGCAACGGATCAGGTGGAACGAAAAATACATACGATTATATCACTATAGCCAGCACAGGCAACGCCACTGATTTTGGCGATATGAACGTGGCAAAAAGTGTTGCGGGGGCCACCAGTGACCCGACACGGGGTGTCGTTGGGGGTGGCAGCACTACCAATGAAGTGCCTATGGACAGTATAGAATATATCACAGTGGCAAGCACTGGCAATGGCACTGACTTTGGCGATTTGCTTGTTGCGGCTAGAACCATATCCGCAACGTCTAACGGTCACGGAGGACTTTCATAATGCCCAATTATCAAGGTGTATGGAGCCTGTCCGAGCAGTTTCAGGCCATTGGAGATCAAAACTGGCCCATGGCTCCCGGTGCGCCGACAGGTGTTAGTGCAGCGGCTGGTGATACACAGGCTACCGTCAGCTTTACCGCCCCGTCATTCCAAGGTGTGCCACCTAATATCACTGGCTATCTTGCAACTTCAAACCCCGGTGGCTTCACGGCAACAGGATCAGCTTCACCGCTAACGGTTACTGGCCTAACCAACGGCACAAGCTATACGTTTACGGTTCAAGCCACTAACGGCGTTCAGTATGGCCCCGCTGGAACAAGCGGAGGAATTACACCTGCTGTTCCGCAAAGGGCCTTTTTCAATGGGGGGACTATTGGTGTCTCACCCGACCAGTCAGACCAAATTGACCAGTTTACTATCACAAGTACGGGTAATGCCGCTGATTGGGGTAACTTGACCAGCATACAAGACTTTGGCGCTTCTATGTCAAGCTCTACAAGGGGTGTAGTATTCAAGGGCAGAAAAGCCGGGTTTACCACGACTAATGAGATCGACTATTTTAACTTATCGTCCACAGGCAACGCCTCAGATTTTGGCGATGATATAGTTACGCAAAACGATATGGTTGGCGCATCAAATTCTACAAGGGGATTAGCCGCTGGTGGTAGCTCAGTAATAAACACTATTAGATATGTCACAATTGCCTCTACTGGTAACGCAACAGACTTTGGCGACATGACAATTTCTAGACTTAGTCTTGGTGCTGTAGCGTCCCCAACAAGAGCTTGCTTCGGTGGAGGGTTTAATGACGCTGGGGCTTGGAATTACAATCTTGATATTATAGATTATGTCACGATTGGCTCAACAGGTAATGCCACAGACTTTGGCGATCTTACTGCAGGCAGAAACGGCGTTGCCGCCTCTTCAAGTTCTACAAGAGGTGTTTTCTTTGGCGGCAACAACACCAACATTATTGATTACATCACCATTGCATCCACAGGTAATGCCACAGACTTCGGGGATTTATCCTCTACATCGTGGAGCGGCGGCGCGTCAGCATCGGGCCTTACAAGGGCGCTGGTGGGCGGAACATCAAATAACGCAGGAAATGTTGCGTATGTGACAATCGCTTCTACTGGTAATGCGTCAGACTTTGGTGATCTAAGACTTGAGGGTGGCACAACCATTAAGCGAAGCCTCTCAGCTTGCTCAAACGCGCACGGAGGACTGTCATAATGACTAAACGCTACCTCGGAAACATCATCACGCAGAACCCGACAGCGCCTGCTGGGCCATATGAGAACGATGCAGCACCGGGCGTGTGGTCGCTTGCGGAAGCCTTTGCGTATAGCAAGGCGGGGCTGTGGCCTACGGCGGGGAATGCTGCGCAGTTTGCTCTATTTGGAGGTGGTAATCTAGGGTCAACCCCTAGAAACACCATTGAAAAAATCAACATTGCTACAACGGGCAATGGCACAGACTTTGGCAACCTCACTGCGACAACAGACTTGCCAGCGTCCTTCGGCTCTAGCACTAGAGGTGTTTGGTCTGGGGGTAACATTTCCTACGTTGCAAGTAATGTTATTCAGTACGTCACTATATCAACGGAGGGTAACGCTTCTGACTTTGGTGATTTGACGCAAGCTAGGGCTGGCTGCGGCGGAGCCTCTAACAGTACGCGCGGGTTGACATGGATGGGTGGGACTTTCCCTTCACCTCTTTACGATACTATTGACTATGTAACTATAGCTTCAACAGGAAACGCTACAGACTTCGGCAACTCAAACTACACCCTCTACTGGACGAACGCGGTAGCAAATTCCACGCGGAGCGTGTTTACAGGGGGGCATAGTGGCGGCGGCAATGTCTCAGCTATGGAGTACGTTACAATCGCCACGACAGGTAACACAGGAACCTTTGGAAATTTAACTGTTGCACGTTCTAATATCGGCACTGCGGCATCTTCAACCCGTGGAGTTATGGGGGGTGGTAGTGATGGATCAGGCGGTGCGTTGCAAAATGTTATAGACTACATCACGATTGCCTCTACAGGCAACGCCACTGACTTTGGCGACTTAACAGAGGCGCGTGGCCCAGCAGGCGCGGCGGGTCTAACGAGGGCAGTATTTGGGGCGGGTGGAACTTCGGGTAGCACAACAGGTTCCAATATCATTGACTATGTGACTATAGCGACAACAGGCAACGCCACTGACTTTGGCGACTTGCCCACATCGCGCAGAGGTGTGGCCGCTTGTTCCAACGCCCACGGCGGCCTCGCAGCATGATAACGGGAGAAACCATGCCTAAAGATACACAGCAAGAGACGCATCTGGTCACGCAAGACCTTAACATTCAGCTTCCAATGGCGAAGCCGGAATACAAGTCGATGCTGTCCAACATTCAGGAGAAGGCTCCTGCAATCGCACAGGCGTCTAGCAACTTCTACAAGTCGCACTCGCAGATGATGAGCGTGACGCTTGACGTTACGGCAATCACGCCTATCCGCTCTGTGAAGCACAGCCTTGCTGAAATCGAGAAGACCAAGGCCGCCCTGCAAGAGGGTTACTTCAAGATGAAAAAGGAAGAGGTCAAGCTCAAGAAGCTGGAGCGCAAGCTGTCAGAAGAGACCGACGATCTTGAGCGCGAGATGCTTGAGATTAAGATTAACGAGAAGCAGGCGCAGGCAGCATCATCTCGCGGTTACGTCGAGGCGGCTGTACGCAAGCTCAACTTCTTTAGCAATCAGTATGAAAACCTGATGAAGAAGATCGGCAAGGATGAGTTGACCGAGGCT